CTAAAACGTGTTAATGCCTTTGTTAAAGCAGTTTCGTAATGTATTGGGTCAAGTTCAACATCAATCATGCCTCCGCCTAAAAATGCGTTAACATAATCAAATACCTCTTGCTTTTTTGTTTTTAAACTACTCATATGAAATCTCCGTATAGTATTTATCGTAGTTACTATCGTTACGATAAATATGTATATGCCAAAGTTATCTTTATATAGACCCGAACGCGGTAATGATTATGAATTTATTGACAGACAAATTCTAGAAATGTTTACTGTTGGGGGTACCGACATTCATATCCATAAATATCTTGGATCAAACAATTTACCTGAGGGTGAAGCAGATGCAGTACAGCCTCAATACGATGCTGTAAAGGAAACTAACATACAGGATTTGTTATTTCTTGAAAACAGAGATCGTAAATATGATCCAGATGTATACACGCACAGAGCAATTTATAATGTACAAGACATTGATTTTGATTTGAGTCAATTTGGATTGTTCCTGTCAAATGATACATTGTTTATGACCGTGCATATTAGAAGTATTGTAAAAACAATAGGTCGTAAACCGTTAAGTGGTGATGTTATTGAGTTACCACATTTAAAAGACGAGTATGCACTAAACGATTATGATATTGCATTAAAACGGTTTTATGTAATAGAAGATGTAAGTAGAGGTTCAGAAGGATTTAGTCATACATGGTATCCACATTTATATAGATTAAAACTAAAACAAATATACGACGGTCAGGAATACAGTGAGATATTAGATCTACCTGCTAATGAAGAAGAACCAGGTAGCAATACTTTACGTGACTTGCTTTCTACTTACGAAAAAGAAATGCAGATAAACAACGCAGTAATTGCTCAAGCAGAAGTTGAAGCGCCATTAAGTGGATATGAAACTAGTCATTTTTACACAATAGCACGTAATGCTGACGGAACTGCTGACTTACAGCAAATAGAAAATCCTAACGGCGGCGGAAACATTACTACAAGTGGACCTCCAGAAAAAGACGGATACTCTGGTTATCTTGTTGATTATGGTGACGGTGAAACACCTAACGGTAGTGCGTTTGGTAGCGGAATATCATTTCCAGGATCAAACGATTCTGGAGACTATTTTTTAAGAACAGATTATATGCCTAATAGATTATTTAGATTTGACGGAACTAGGTGGATTAAGGTTGAAGATAACTTACGTGAAACACTTACAAATTCAAATACAAGATCTACGCTGAAAGCAGGATTTATTAATAATAGTGCAAATAACACAATAGGTGGCGATACTATACCCGAGCGTCAATCTGTTAGTAAAGCTCTAAAACCAAAGGCAGATAATTAATGCAACATTTTTATGATGGACAAATTAGGCGCTATATTACACAGTTAATGCGTATAATGAGCAACTTTCCGGTCAAGGACGGTAAAGGAAAAATAACAACTGTACCGGTTATGTACGGCGATTTAACTAGACAAGTAGCAAACTTAATTAGAGATAATTCTGAAAATAAATTACCAAGTGTTCCACGAATGAGTGTTTATATAACAGGGTTAGATCAAGATAGAGAAAGAACACAAGATCCATCTTTTGTAAATAAAATTAATATTAAAGAAAGAGAGTTTGATGAAAATACAAACGAATATCTTAATACCCAAGGCAAAAATTATACTGTTGAACGCTTAATGCCGACTCCGTTTACACTTAAAGCAAATGTTGATGTATGGACAAGTAATACAGATCAAAAATTACAAATTATAGAACAAATAGGTGTATGGTTTAATCCTACACTAGAATTACAGACTACGGATAATTTTATTGACTGGACAAGTATTACTACACTAGAATTAGAAAATATTAACTGGAGTAATAGGACTGTACCGGTGGGATTAGAAAGCGAAGTAGATATAGCTACGCTTAGTTTTATTATTCCGATTTATATTTCGCCGCCTGCAAAAGTAAAACGTCTCGGTGTAATACAAAATATTATTACAAGTCTATTTGATGAAACTACTGGTGATATCGAATCTGGAATTACGCAACCTCAAGTAAATGCATACGATGACGGAATTACAGCCGGAGTAACAGAAACAGCAAGTGGCAGAAAAGCAGTTACAGAAATATCAAGTCAAATGGCTAATGTAAATTATTTAAATTATGCAATTTATGTTGAAGGTACTACTGCAAAAATAATACATAAAGGTAGTTTAGGTACGATAAACTGGAATGATGTATTCGAAACTCAACCTGGTAAGTTTACAGCCGACATATCAAGAATATATCTAAACAATAAAGATTCATCTGCAACACCAACAGGCACAATAAGTTTAAACCCATTAAACGAAACAGTTTTAAATATAGCCTGGGATTCAGATAGTTTCCCTCAAGATACTATTATTAGTGGCAGAACAAGTGTAGATTTTATTATTGACCCTAGTACATTTGATCCTACAACAACAAAGGCATCCGGAGTTCGCTTACTATTACTCGGTGACATTGGTAATATCGATGCTGTTGAAGGCGCAGTAGCATGGAAGAATAACGATAATACTAACTTTGTGGCTAGTGCAAACGATATAATAGAATGGGATGGTGCTAAATGGGTTATTGTGTTTGATGCAAGTGAATCAACTACAATTACCTATACAACAAATCTAAATACAAGTATACAGTATCGATATGCAAATGGATCTTGGTTATTAAGCATTGATGGCGAATATCCAGTAGGAACATGGAGAATTGATTTAGAAGTATAACTACTTGTATGACGAGTGATATTACCTGTAGTGGTGCTTTATTTTATACATTAGATACAAATAGATTTTTATTGCTATATAGAAATGGCAGTAAAAGAAATAACCAATGGGGTATCGTCGGTGGAACAAATGAAATCTCAGAAACACCGTGGGAAGGGCTAAAGCGTGAAATAGTAGAAGAAATAGGAAGTTTGCCTACTATTAAAAAAACAATTCCATTAGAAACATTTATTAGTAACGATAAACACTTTCAATTTCATACTTATCTTTGTATAATAGAAGAAGAATTTATTCCTAAATTAAATGGCGAACATACTGGATATGCGTGGGTAACATTTAATAATTGGCCTAAACCATTACATCAAGGATTACGTAATACTCTTAATAGTAAAATTAATAAAGCTAAATTAGAAACAATTTTTAAAATGATTGAACTTTTTTAAACTCTACCTACTACAACTTCAACTATGCCTTTATCACTAGTATCCTTAGTACCAACTGCCTTACCTATTACAGTACCGATACTTGGTCTATTGTCGACCATTGCATATCCTGAAATTGCACTAGTAACTAGCATGTCGCCTTTTTCAACTTTTCCTATAACTTTACATGGTACTCGACCTTGAAGTGCAATCGGCATTACTGTGTCACCTTCTAGTCCACTGTTCATTAAGTAAGCAGCATCAGTTGACACAACTCCGGCAATTCTAAAGTTACCTTTTTGATCTGTTGTAGTAACCTCTTCTGATCCGCCGAACACAACTACTGTACCCGGTTCGTATTTTTTATCACCTATATAATTTTCAGCAAGGTCAGCATAGTATGCCTCAAGTGCTGTACCATTAAACAACGTAGCATAAACTGTATTCCATACTGTTCCAGATGCTCCTAAATTTTTAGTGTTATTTGCAGAAGGCAACACATTAGTATAAAAAGTTGAATTTGTTTCTGCTAAATTAAGAATAGAACTTGTTTGAATAGCACTATTAGCTGAGACGTTTGACTTAACTTCAAAGTTCATACTAGCACCCGAAGTAGAATCAGTATTAACTTCTATTCTAGCAGCATTACCAGCTTGCTCTGGTGTTCCGTTTCTATGATTAAATGTTAAGTTAGCATTACCATAACCGTCGTTGATAGTCATTGCTACGCCGCCGCTGCCTTTACCAGACTGTAAATCGCCTGTTGTAGCATAATCTCCAGTGCCGCTTGTTTTACTTGTAAGGTTATCAAAGGCATGAGTGTGACTATCATTTGCTACAGTAGCGGTAAGTGTAGCATTGCCTAAGTTAGTAAAAGTAGCTGAACCAGATACGTCACCGGTAAGGGTTAGTGTCGGATCACTAGTAGCAGTTGTAGCAACCGATGCTGTCGCATTGCCTAAATTTGTTAATGTAGCAGTTGCAGTGCCTGTTACCGCTCCTGTAAGTGTTACGGTTACCTCAGGATCTGGTACGTTAGTAAAATTATCATGGTCTAAGTAATAAGTACCTTGTTGACCATCTAGTGTATCGGCATCGATACCATTGCCTGCTCCCTCGTCACCTGTTGTAAGTATTCTTCCTGTAGTAGTTCCTGGTCCAGATAATTCCCAATGATCGCTTGATTCGTTCCATTGCAATAGTGCATCTGTTGACGATCCTCTTTCGACTGTTATTCCTGCATTTGCAGTAGGTGCACCTGTGTGATTAGAATTAAGAAGTATATTATTGTCTGCAATATTAACAGTTGTTGAATTAACTTGTGTTGTTGTACCGTTGACTGTTAAGTTACCGGCAATAATAACTGTACCAGTATCATTACCTACTGTTGCCGGGTCTATTGTAAAACTTGTAGGACCTGCAAGATATCCTCCTAGTGTAAGATTACTTGTGATTGAGACACTATCAGGTAATCCAACTGTAGCCGATGATCCCTCGCCTGGTGTATGTGTAACTTCTACTTCATTAGTAGTTCCTGATATACCTGACATGTAGTTACCAGTAGTGTCTGTACCTAGTGCAACACTATTTGCTTGTATAGTAGCAGCAAAACTTACATCTCCTAAATTAGTAACGGTGCCTGATCCTGCTACATCACCAGTTAGTGTTATAGTAAAATCATCTACATTAAAATCAATTGTGTTATCAACATCTAAATAATCTACAGTAATGCCTGCTTGACTGCCGCCAGTAATCATTGCACCTACAGTATCCGATACATATTCTGCTATAGTATCTGACCCTATAGTTAATCCAGTGCTTGCAACTATTGTTCCACTTACTCTAAGATCTCCAGTTACTTCTGCGCTGTATATACCATTATCTGTAATTTCAAAAATATCGCCGCCGGCTCCTGCTAAAATTAGAGTACCATCGTCATCTGGTAAAACAGTTAAAGTAATTTGTTGAGCACCGGTGCTGCCGCTTGCGCCGTCGAATTCTATAACAGGATTTAATGAATTATCACCTGTGCGTGGGCGTATGGTAATGTTTTTATCTGTATTAGCCATTTATTCTGAGTCCTTTTTAAATTCAATCTCAAGTCTGTCTACATCTTTACGTTCACCGTAAACTGTATAGAAACAATCAATTGCATCAATATCTGCCCCTGCAATATTAATATACACTTTGCCATCTTCTATCTTCTCAACATATAATTGCTGGAAGCCGAGGTTTGCTGTTAAGTTAACTGTAATTGACTCTTCATGTACTAGTGCTGTCCAATAGTCAGGTAGTTCAATTACATTTTCACCTTTTAGTTTACCTCTTACATATACACCATTTTCTGGACCCTCGAGTGATGCATATCTTAATTTATGATCTTCCTTAGTTGGGTGATCAATTACGAAGTTTTTAGTTACAGCAGTAAGTGAGTCTGCTACAACATCTCTAGTAAAGTAACCATCTCTCCATCTTAGACCGTTAGTACCTAAGTCTAAAGTACCACCTGTACCAGCTGCTGGCATAACGTTATTAATAA